CTAACCGACTTCGCGTCTGCCTTTGTGCATTCCTTGCACTTGCCGAGATGTCCATCCCCCATTTGTGCATGGCCGTAAAACCCGTCCACGGATTTGGCGACGCCGCACTTGAAGCATGTTTTCATGCAACCATTCTAGCATCAGAAGGGTATCGGGTCGTCTGCCGTGATCGTCGTCGGCGGCGCTTTCGGCGTGGGCTTGAACGTGTCGAGCACGACCGAGTGCGTGTCGCCGAACTGCCCGACGGCCTTGCGCCGTTTGATGGTCAGTCGCAGCCAGCCGTCCGCGCCGGTGTGCTGCTCCAGAAACGCCGACAACACCTCGGCCTTCACGCGCACATTGAGTAGGGTTCCGCCATCGGGGAAGGTCTTTTCGGCAGTCTTGCAGTTGAGGTAGACGGTGTCAGCCATTAGTGAGCTCCTGTGAGAATGGCGGCGCGGGTGTCGGCCACGTCGCGAGTAAGCGTGTCGAGCGCCGCTGCATAAATATCCAGCGGCAAGTCGGTGCGTGTGCGGCGAATAACGCAGAGGTCGCGCCCACGCGGAAAGCGCGGGTCGTAGCTGACGAAGTCAATCCATTGCACGTCCGAGCAGACAGTCAGCGCGTGCACAAGTTGCGAGGTGTATTTGCCCTCCGTCCTCGTCGTCAACGTGTCGTGGTGCGTTGCTGAGCGTGGGCACTTTACCTCGACCAGCCCGACCCAGCGTCCGTCCTCGACCACGACGCCGTCCGGCGAATAGCCGAGCAGCGGCTGGTCCGGGTCCGTGACGTAGCCCACCGGCAGCACCACGCGTCCGGTCGAGAGTTCGTAGCTCCACAGCGCCTCTGTTTCGAGGTCGCGCCCACGGCGCATGTCCGCGTTGTCAAAGCCCTCGGGCTCCTCGCGCGCCTCACGCAGGCCCGCGAGCGCCAGCCGGAAGCGCAGGTCGCGCCGGGTGACGGCCTCGCCGCCGCGCGCGCCGACAGCCAGCACGGCCTCGGCGTCGCTGCTGCCAATGCGCGACGCCCGCAGGGCGTGCCACTCCGGCGACCGCTGCACGACGTCATGCACCAGCGGGTTCAAATGGCACCGCCATCGTGGAGCGTTTCTGGGTCAGGACCGACAAAGTCTGCCCCCTTCGCCACCTTTAGGATTGCCGCCCACGCCGCCCGGTCGGCCCGCAGCGCGTCACGGCCAGCCACAGGCGCGGTCTTGAGATATTCCAACAGGGGGGCTTGCCCCAGCGCGGCGCGCGGGCGCACGTCGGTCTTGAGCCACCCGGAGTAGTCAAACACGGGCACGGGCTCGGGCGTCTCGGCCAGCGGCAGGTCTTCGCCTGCATAAATATACAGACCTAACCCGTGGAGCGCGATGGCCTTGACGAGCGCCCGCTGCATTGAGGTGTTCACCGCGAACGCGTCGGGCGACGCAATGGGCTTGTTCCGGTGGTCCATTACCGGCAAGTGGCTGGTGCGCGAAATGCCGAAGGCAGTCACCGTGCAGTAGACCATCATCGTGTCGCCGCCAAAGACCTTCGGCTCCAGATACACGTAGCTGGCCGTGGCGTCCTGACGCAGGAGTTGGTCCCACGCCCACGCCCAACTGAGGTAGCTCAGGCCGTTCTTCTTCTCAATGTGGTCGTTGACGTTGAGTGCCGCGAGGCGCTCGAACGCAGTGCGTGCCGGTGTGACGACGGGGGTCGTGGTGGTGGTCTTCATTGAGGCTCCTAAATGGACGAGTGGACGGGGGTGGAAGCGACGGGCGAAACGTCCCAGCCGATGTTGAGCGTGCCATACTCAATCTCGGAAAGGATGAGATGGTTCAAGAATTTCTGTCGAGCAGTCTTGAGGTCAACCGCGTCAATCGTGGTGCTGACCGGCAACCACGGGGTGTAGGGCTTGCTGTTGCGCGCGCGGATGGTGGCGTCAATGTCAAATGTCATGGTGTCCTCAAACGGTGCGGTCAGCCCACGCGCGGATGGCGGCGATGACCTCGGGGGTGTAAAGGCGATGACCGGAATGTGCCCGCCGTAGCACGGTCGGAAAATCTGAGTAATCTGGGTGACCGATCAGCTTCGCAGCTTCCCATCTGAGCAAAGTGCGACCAGAGACGCCCAAGGCGGCGGCGGCGGCGGTTCGACTTGTGGGTGATGTGTTCATAGCGTGATACCTCTGTCCAAGATTGTAGCAGGGCTGACGAGATTGTCAACGATGTCGAGCTCGTAGTCGTCCAGTTCCTGCGGGGTCAGCGCGCGGTCGAAGACCACGACACCGTGCGGGTGCTGACTGATGGGCAGGTCCGTGCGGAGCGGGAAGCCCACGGCGGGCCGCTCCCGCAGCGTCCACTGACCGCGCGGCAGCGTCACGCTGGTGGGCGGGCGGTAGCGGGGCGTGTAGGCGTTCATCGTTTCACCTCAATGCGTACGACGGATAGGCCGTCTTCCTCGGCGAGATCGGCAAGCTCGAACGCGTTCGCCAGCCCGGAGACGGGCTCTTCGCCACACGCCTTGACCAGCCACGCACGACCGGCCTCGGTCAACCCGAACGCGTTGCCTTTCTCGACGGCAAGGTCCGCCATTACTTCCCCCCCTGTTCGTCAGCATCAAGCTCAGCCGCCAGCCCCGCAATCACGTCCGGGTCCGAGTAGTAGCAGTCCTCGCACCGCGCGCCGTGCGCCTCGTCCTCGGGCACCGTCGCGCCGCATTCGCGGCACACGACGCCGGGCTCGTCTCGGTCGTCGTCGCCGTTCCACCACGTCGGTTCAATGTTCATGTCTGTCTCCTTGACGAGTTGAGGGTTAGCGGGTGACGAGCGCCAAGGCGTGACGTTGCGCTGCCGTGATCTGCCGACGCGACAGGCCAGCAGCGTATTGCTGGGCCAGCGCATCAGCGTCGGCCTCGCGACCCGCTGGTGCGGTCAGCGCGAGCGCGAGGGCATACGCGAGTCGGTCAATCGGCGTGGCGGCGAGCAGTTGTGTCTGATTCATGTGTGTCTCCTTGTTGGTAATGGTATGCGAGTGTGTCTAAGCGTGTCAAGCAGGCGTCAGAGCGGGGTTGTGACCTGCTGGAAGGTGGCGTTGAGCGCGTCGGCGTTACGGGCGCTCCGACGCCCATACAGGAGCCGCAGGGCGCAATCGGCCTGCCGGGGGGACAACGAGCCCTCGGCGCGCAATTGACGCGCCAGCGAGGCTGGGAATGACTCGTAGACCCCACCGAGGGCGTCGGCCTCGGTGTCGAGCGCCCGCAGCACGTCCTCCAGCCCCGACAGCTTCGCGGCCAGTGCCACCGCCCGCGCCGCCAGCGCGTCCTGCCGCGCGTCACAGGCCGCACATTGCGCGGCCTCCCACGCCGCCGCCGCTGCGCTCTTCGGGCGTGCCGCCTGTGCCGCCCTGCGGGTCGCCTCGCGTCGCGCCCGCTGCGCTCGCTGGTGGTCGGTCACCGCGTGCCGCAGGCCCGCGTCCCCTGACTTGAGAATGCACGACGAGCCGACCTTGAACGCGCGCCCGTCGGCGGCGGTGAGGTGGAACTCCCACAGGATGCCGGTGCCGCAGTGATCGCAGGTGCCACCGGGCTTGCTGGCCTCGGGGCACCCCGCGACCGTGAACAGGTTCTGCGTCACGCCCTGAAAGCGGTAGGGGGCGGGACCGAGGTGGGCGAAAACGTGGGTTGCGGGGGTGGCGGTCATGGCTAGTACCCCCACCGGCGCTCAGCGGCGACTTCGGCAGCGTAGTCCGCCTCGTCCTGCCAGTAGGTCGCGTGCTGGGCAATCTGCGCGGGCGTGCAGCGCGCCTTGTCGAGGGCCGCGACGACCCGCTCGCCCTTGCACGCCTCGCAGCGCACGTCGTAGACGCCGCTGAAGTAGCCCTCGGCGAAGTCCGGGTCGGCGTCGAAGTCCTCCTGTGACAGGCCGTGGCCATCCACGCTGGAGTTGACGTGCGTGCCTCGACCAGCGCAGGTGTCGCACACCGCGAACTTCGCGGGCAGCTCAAGGTCGTCGCCGTTGGCGTCGCGGATGGTGATAGTCAGTGTCGTGTTCATGTGAAGCTCCTTTGTGCATGACCTCATGTCATGCAATGTCACTATTAGAGCAAATGCTGATAACCCTGTCAACCCCCCTCAATTACTGGGGTTTCTGACGATTTCGCTTGACTCGCTGTCCGGGAACATGGCCCAATCCGGGCAGCGATAACAACGCGCCACAATCATGTCCTTCAAAACCGGCAACCCCGGTCGCCCCGTCGGCTCCAGCAACAAGACCACGCGCAGTGCGAAGGAGGCCATCGCATTGGCCGCTGAGGGCCTCGGTGGCGTGAAGCGATTAGTCGCATGGGCGAAGGCGAGCCCCGACAACGAGCGCGTGTTCTGGGGCACCATCTACCCCAGACTCGTCCCCCACGAAGTGGCGGGCAGCGCCGATGGCGCACCCATTTCGATCGCGATTGTGAAACCGTGGTGACGCCCTTGACTTTTCTACGCGGTGCCCTCACAGTGGCAGTGACATCGCGGCGACAGGGCGAACCAGCGAAGCGAGCAGACAGACAAAACAGACACACAGGTCTGCGCCTGAGCCGCTGCGAGAACCGCGCATGAACTGGCTGCACCGCGCACGACGTGAACTCAACGAAGGCGCTGATGCGCCAGCCGTGCAGCTTACCGAGCGCCTCGCGGCGCTGGTGCCGCACTATCCCGTGCTCGCGCACGCCTCCGTCACCTGTGACCTCGTGATGGACACCCTGACCGTGACGTTCACACCCGAGGCAACAGACGACGCCATCAAGGTGGTGGCTCCGTTGATCGAGGATGCCGTCGCGCACGTCCGTGAGGATGGGCACCTCTTCAGCTTCGATATCATCCTGCGGGCTGACGGCTTCGCGCTGTCGCCATCGAGGCTGATCCATTGACCGCTGCCGCCCTCGCGACGTCGCAGTCCGAGATGTGGGCTCAGCGCGTCCTTGAGGCGGAAGCGGCGCTGTGCCACACCACCGACCCGAGAGCCCTGCGCGCCGCCATCGCGGCGCATGAGCAGCACGAAGCGGACTGGCAGGCCAACAGGCGCACGGACGGTTACGCTAAGCTAGAGGCGCTGGCCCAACGGCAGGCGGCGCAGCAGGAGACGGTGGCGCGACGCGCGGCGGAGCAGCGGGCGACCGATCAGCGGGACGTGCATCAGCGGGATGCGGAGCGGTGGGCCGCAGCCATCGCGCGTGAGCACCACGGCACGCTCCTCGCGCTGGAGCGGGAGCTCCGCGCGCAATATCAGCAGGCGTGGCAGGCCGTACTGGTGGACCGGTCGGACGACGCAAGTCTGACGTGGAGGCGCGTCGGTGACGCCCTGCGGCAGGTGCGGGCGGCGTCGATCCGAGCCGGGAAAGAGCGGGCAGCGGCGCAGAGATTCGCGGCGCAGCAGAAGGCCGTAGCGGTTGCGGCAGGCATCCGTGCCGCCGGTGCGGAGGGGCGTCGGGCGGCACACAAGCAGGCCGAAGCGGCGCGCATCGACTACCGCGAGACCTTGCACAACGGCGCGTGGCGGGGCTGGGGCGGGCTGTCACCGAGCGAACGGGCCGAGACCCGCGCGCGCACGGCGTCGAGCCACTGGGCCACCGATGTGGACGACACCGACGGCTGGACCGAGCACGTCATTGCCGCGTATCTCGCCCCGATCCCCGCATCGCTGCTGAGAGACGCGCGTGAGTAGCCCCGCTGTCGCGCCGGTGAGCCTCGGCTACGAGCCGCGCGAGCACCAGCGCCGCATCCATGCGGCGATTGACACGGAGGGCGTGCGCTACACGGTGGTGGTCTGCCACCGGCGGCTCGGTAAGACCACGGCGGCGATTAACCACGCCATCTGGGCGGTGCTGCAATGCCCGCTGCCACGGCCCCGTGCGGCCATCATCGCCCCGACTTACCGGCAGGGGCGTCTGGTGTGCTGGGACCTCCTGAAGCTCTACACCCGGATGATTCCCGGCGTCGAGCAGCGCGAGAGCGAGTTGGCCGTGAACCTGCCGGGGGACCGGCGCATCTCGATCCACGGCGCGGACAACCCGGACAGCTTGCGCGGCATCAGCCTTGATCTGGCGGTGCATGACGAATACGGCTTGCAGACGCCGGGGGTGTTTGCGGAGGTGGTGCGTCCGGCGCTCGCGGACCGAGGCGGGCGCGCGGTGTTCCTCGGCACGCCGTCGGGCCGCAACGAGTTCTGGAAGATGGCACAGGCCGCGCAGGCGAACGATTCGGGCGAGTGGGCGTATCAGTGCTACCGGGCGAGTGAGACCGGCGTGCTGTCGGCGGAGGAGCTCGCGGGTGCGCGTCGGGTGATGACCGACGACCAATACCAGCAGGAATTCGAGTGTAGCTTCGAGGCGGCGGTGCAGGGCAGCATCTACGCCACCGAACTGGGGCACGCGCGCACCGATGGACGCATCACGACCGTCGCGTATGAGCGGGCGCTCCCGGTCTGCACGACGTGGGACCTCGGGGTGGGCGACAGCACGGCGATCATCTTCACGCAGCATCCGCGCTCGGGCGATGTGCGGGTAGTGGACTACTACGAGTCGAGTGGCGAAGGGCTGGCGCACTACGCGCAGGTGCTACAGGCGCGCGGCTACGTCTACGGCCAGCACTGGGCCCCGCATGACATCCATGTGCGCGAGTTGGGCAGTGGGCGGTCGCGGATTGAGACGGCGGCGGCGCTGGGGCTGAAGTTCGAGACGGTGCCACGGGTGCATACGAGCACGGCGGGCGAGGTCGAAGAAGGCATCCACGCGGGTCGGCTGCTGTTGGCGCGGTCGTGGTTCGACCAGACGAAGACGCGGGGGCTGCTGGACTGTTTGCAGCACTACCGGCGCGAGTTTAACAGTCGGCTGAACGAGTTCCGGGCGACGCCGGTGCATGACTTTGCGAGTCACGGGGCGGATGCGTGGCGGTATCTGTCGTTGTGGGCGAAACCGGCGCGCGAGCAGAAGGCGGCGCGGGTCTCGCAGGCGTATCAGACGAACGGGGGGGATGCATGGCTCGGCGCGTAGACACGACCACGGGACATGACGCGGTGCTGACGCTGGCACGGCAGCGATTTACGCTGGTCAGCGAGGCGGAGAGCGAGCAGCGGACGCGCGAGCGGGACGATTTGCGCTTTGATGCGGGCGAGCAGTGGCCGGACGACGTGAAAGCGGCGCGCGGTGGGCAGGTGGTGGACGGCGTGCCGATTCCCGCCCGTCCGATGCTGACGGTGTCGCGGCTGGACCAGCCGGTGCAGTTGGTGATCAATCAGGCGCGCTCGGCGCATCTGGGTATACAGGTCCACGCGGACAGTGACAAGGCGACGGAGGCGACGGCGGAGGTGTTGCAGGGGTTGATCCGGCACATCGAGGTGCGGTCGCAGGCGTCGTTGGCCCGGGACTGGGCGTTTGAGCGCGCCGTGAAGTGTGGGCGCGGGTTCTACCGGGTGCTGACGCAGGCCATTGAGGACAGCGGCGAGACGTTCGATCAGGAGATTGTGGTCGAGCGCATCTTGAATCAGGCGGGGGTGTATCTCGACCCATATGCCCAGAAGCCGGACTGGTCGGACGCGGAATGGGCGTTTGTCGGGGGGTTTGTCCCGGCGGCGCAGTTCAAGCGGGAGTATCCCGACGCGTCGGCGACGGCGAACATGGACGACGCGTTCATGGGGGTCGGGGATGAAGCGCCCGAGTGGATGGGCGAGGACAATAACGGCCAGCCGACGGTGCGGGTGATGGAGTATTTCGTCATCGAGCGCACGCAGGCGGAGCGGGTGGCGTATCGCGACGCGCAGGGCGGGTTGGCGTCGGCGTGGGGCGATGAGGTGCCGGAGTCGGTGCCATCGGAGGCCATTGAGACGCGCGAACCGTCGGAGCGTCGGCGGGTGCGGTGGTACAAGATTACGGGCACGGAAGTGCTGGCGGAGCAGGTGTGGCCGGGTCGGTATATTCCGATTATTCCGGTGATTGGTCGCGAGCAGAACATCGACGGCGTGCGTCGGTGGATTGGGGTGATCAATCC